ACACGCGTAGTTCATCAAATTTCTCAAGTATTCGCCTTGATTTATCGGATCGATATCGTTCTGTGTGGCGAAAATGTTTTGAACTCTAATGATCTGATCAGCGTTTTTGGGGTTGATTCTGATAAATACTTCAGTTATCTTCTTAACGTGATCAAGCTCGAATGTGCATGTGTGAATGAGTCCTAGTTTCCCGATTTTTTCTGGGCGGTGTCCGAAAATTGTTTCCCATAACGTCATAATCTTGACCAATTTGTCAGTTTTAAAAACGACTCGAACATGTTTTGGCCCGGCTCTGTAGACTTCATATAAGGCTGTTTGGCGAATTTGAATTGCTTCGTTGAATTGCATTCGATTTGTCATAGCTTCGCGACCTTGGTGATCTAGTCTGTAGCCTGTTACAAACGCTTGGCCTGACCAGTCTGATGTTGGTATCGACCGTTCAACTTTGAGTAAACAGTCAGCCCACATTTGGGTCTGGTCGCCATAAACGTCTAAGGGGGTATCAGGATGAGTATAATCCATGCGGTTGTTGTTCCCTTCGACGTGAGATAAAATTTTCGGTCCTTGAGCAGTTTGGAATCTCTTTGCGTAACCTTCGTTATTGTAATAAATGTAATTATTAACTTCAGGTGAGTATGTATGCGCAACGATTTTTAAGATAACGTGGATCGAAACAGGGATACACTCACAAAGTTCTTTTACGAAGTCAGAGACTCCAGGATAATACCAGGAATCAGAACACACGATATAGATCGGCGGGTTATCGAGGTCCAGGTTGAGGAAATATTGTCGAAGATGAGCTCCGAAGAATTCTACAGCTGAAATTGAATCAGGTGTCAGATTAGCTGCTGCAATCACATACTTTGGAAGAATGTGAGTTTCAACGTTATATTCTCGAGTCAATTGTTCTCCTAGGGGTCCAGCCATTGCGATTTGCTCTGCTTTATTTCCAGTGTCAAAAATAGATGTGTTATCGGCGTGGGGCGGGACTATTGCGAAATATTTACGGTATCGGCCTAGCTTTAACATGCGGTGTGGATTGGCTCCAATATCTACTACTAGGGCGTTTTCTGGGATTGAAGAAACCATTTTCATTACTAAATAATCACGCGACATCTTCATAAATGCGTGAGGATGGTTTTTTCCCAGGGTTGTGTTCAGGAACAAGTTTTTAGCCCGATCAGAAAAGTCATCGAAATAATCTGTGTTTTTCATTAACAGCTTTTTGGTGAATTTATCAATTTTGTGATCAAAAGATATGTGGTTTCTTCCAATTCGCTTGTCTCGGGCAATGTGTTCGATCGTATAGTCCAGCGTATCATCAGGAAGCTCTTTGTCTTTCTGTCTGATATTATTGACCTCAGATCTGATGAATAAGTCAACGTGAAAGTTTGGTCCTTGAACTGTAACAATTAGAGCATAAGTCCAATTAGACGATTTTTGTAAAACCGTACCGTCTGCGCCTATGATTATTGTTCCAGCTAACCCTCCGTGTTCGACAGCGGAAGAAAGTTGGTTCAAAGTAGGATCTTGAGCGGCTAAAAAAGATTGGCGGAAATAGCTAGGTAATTTGTCGCCCGCTATATAATAAAATGAGGGGTCTTTGTGAGCTTTTTCCCTGCCGTGCGCTCGCCTCCCGTTAACCATAATAATGTCTGATCTTTCTTCGGGTTGGGGTTGAGAAGTCCAAAATTTTTGTGATGCTTTTTTCACCATTGTCGAATCGATCGTTAAAGTGTCCTTGGTGTTCTGCACTCGGTCCATCTGCTCCATTGTAAATTTAATGTTCTTGCTGAAATAGATGAACGAAAGCGCTCCAAAGACACAGTTCCTGTCCGTTTCAATATTCCAATAGTCTCCTTGTACGCCGTTCAGTGCTGGAACATCTGGTAAAGGTTGTTTTCTAGCGGCAATTCTGGCATAATTGTTTAAAGGAACATCTTGGTTATAACCTCTGTATGGAAAGTTTGGTTCTGGTTGTTGTTGTTGAGCCCTCCGGTTCCCCTGGGGGTTCCGGTTATGGTTTCTGTTGTTGTTAGGGGGTTGTGGGGGTGGTTGTTGGTTTGGTTGTTG